TAATGGAACTAATTGGGTTCCTGATGTTGATGGTGGAGTAGGTGGCGGTGGACCTGCTAGTGTAACTGTTTCTGATATTGCTCCTGGGTCTCCTACTGCTGGCGATCTCTGGTGGGAGAGTGACACTGGACGCCTCAAACTTTACTATCAGGATGTTGATAGTTCTCAGTGGGTTGATGCCTCTCCACCACTACAGCAAGATAAGATCGCTACTTCATCTGCTCCTGCTACTGCTACATCAACAGGAACAGCAGGAGAAATTAGATATGATGCTGATTATGTTTATATTTGTGTTGCTACAAATACTTGGAAGAGATCAGCACTTACTACTTGGTAAAAATAAATAACATGGAAGGAGCATAATAAAAATGGCAATCAATTTTCCCTCAACAGCAGGGCAACCGACTGATGGAAGTTACATTTATATTGTAGCAGGTATTACTTATTCTTGGAATGGTGAGAGTTGGAGAGCTGCTGGTAGTGGTGCTACTGCTACTGACAGAACAGTGTTCAGTGTTTCTCAGAATCCATCTAGTGGATCTGGGGCACTATCATATAATAGTAATACTGGTGTTTTTGATTACACTCCTCCAGATCTTTCTCCATACATGACCACTTTAAATGGTGGTACTGGTAGTAGTTATGATGCGGATCTTTTAGATGGACAACAGGGATCTTATTATACGAATGCTGGTAATTTGAATACAGGAACAATTAGTAGTGGTAGACTAACTGGATCTTATGATATTAGTATTACTGGATCTGCTGCAACTGCGAATGCAGCTTCGTTTGGAATTAATGGATTAGTTGATGTATCTCTTGGTAGTCTAACAACAAATCAAATTTTAAGTTTTAATGGATCTACTTGGGTCAACTCTAATCCACCAACAGGACTGCAATCGAGAACATCCAGTAGTATCAGTGTTCTTTTGTCAAATGGTGCAACTTCTAATCAGACAATCACTACTCCAAAAACATACGTTCTTCATAGTATTACAACATCACATGCCGCTTGGGTAACTCTTTACACTGATACTACAAGCAGATCTAATGATGCATCTAGAGCAGAAACTACAGATCCACTCCCTGGTTCTGGTGTAATCGCTGAAGTAATTACAACTGGAAGTTCGACACAAAAGATTACCCCTGGAGTGATTGGATTTAATTTAAATGGTACTGATGCTACGTATGTGAAGATTGTAAATAAGAGTGGTGCAACTAATACTATCTCGGTAACTCTTAATTACGTTCAACTAGAGGCTTGATATGGATAAGGAATACGTTGTAACGCTCCACAGGAAAGAAGACCTGGAGCAGTTTTACAATGAGATGCAACTTACCAATTTTCCTTTGGTACTAAAGCGTCCTCTCAGTAGGAACACTCACTACATGATGACAGAGGAACAGGCAGAACAACTGCGTCAAGACTCTAGAGTCTGGGGTGTAGAACCTGTAGATGGATTCCATGTTAGAACTAGGGCAATTAACAACGAATCATATACAATTTCTGGAACGTTCTGGAAAGATAGTTCTTCTGTTGGATCATCAATCAATCCATCATTGCTTCAATGGGGACATCTACATTGTGCTGGTAGTCAAGCACAAAGAAGAAAGGGAATCTGGGGTGATGGAACTAGCACTGAACAAGTCAGTGATTCGGTCGAAGTCTTTAATAACGGCAGACATGTAGATGTTGTTATTGTAGATGATCCTGTATCATATGATAATGGAGAATGGTATAGTACGACTGACCCAGGAACAAATAGATTTGTACAATATCAATGGTTCAATGAACTTAATACTATTGTCAACTCAATTGATGATGACAATCAATCAGAACCAACTGGAAATATTACTTACCATGCTGGAAATCAACTTCCATCTGGATACTATCATGGCAACCACGTTACAGGAACAACTGCGGGGAGAAGTTATGGTTGGGCAAGAGAAGCAAACATCTATAATTTGGCGGTAACTGGTTCGTGGCAATCTGGTCAATCTGTTGGTGCTCTGTTAATTTTTGATTACCTGAGAGCATTCCATTTAAATAAACCAATCAACCCAGAAACTGGTGTTAGAAATCCAACAGTTACTAATCATAGTTATGGTGGTGTTATTTTTATGCCAAATGAGAATTTAACGTTTGCTGATGTAACTTCCGTTACTTATCAGGGTGTTACTTATAGTGCTGGTAATCCTCCTGCTGGTGGGTGGACTCAGCAAGCACTAGAATTTTCCTTTGGTGTTAGATTTGGTTATGATGTTTATCCATCGTGGAGTGCTTCTGTTGCTGCTGATGTTCAGGATGCCATTGAAGACGGAGTTGTTATCATTGGAGCAGCAGGAAATGATAATCTGCTAATGGCAGAAGTTGGTGATGAAAATTGGGATAATATTTTAAATGTGAGTGGAGTTGGAAGCTTCTATTATAATAGAGGAGGTTGGCCAAACACACCTGATAGTGGATCTATTTTAGTCGGTGCTCTTCAAGATCGAGCGGACTTTAGAAGATCTACTTATACAAACTTCGGTCCATCTATCGATGTGTTTTCCCCTGGGGATAATATTTTGTCTTCATATAGCAGTGCTGGATTCCCTGATACCAAGCAAACAAATGGATCTGGAAATTATTACTATCCAATCAGTGGAACTAGTATGGCATCTCCACAGGTTTGTGGAATCGCTGCTTGTTTAGCAACTGGTAAGAGAAGATTTGAGAACAAAGATGTTCTTGGATTTCTTAACAAGAAAAGCATTGATGGCGATATGACTTTTGATGTCAGTGGTGGATCATATACTGATAATAGTTGTAGGAAAGGAAGTCCAAATCGTTACCTTCATATAGAAAATCCAAGAGAACTTGTCGGATACATCGAAGACGTTAAAGGAGATAGGACGACGGGAATGACATTCCCTAGACGTGCAATTTATTTTGAAGAATCTATTGGTCCAAAGACATTTACAATTGATATCAGTGGTCCAAATGCAAATGAATACATAGTGACTGGTGAAGACAGGAATGGATCATTCACCAGTCAATCTAACTATGCGATAAATGTTAATGCTGGTGATATTATAAACTTTATATTAGCTGCAAATATGGTGTCGCATCCATTGTGGATTAAAACATCTCCAACAACTGGTACTGGTAATGGTGTAACTACAGGAACTATTACACCATCTAATGGACGATTATCAGGAACAATGGCGTGGGATACAAGTGGAGTAGCAGCGGGAACATATTATTACCAGTGTCAATACCATGGTGGGATGTATGGTACGATCATTGTTTCGTGAGGCATAAATAAAGACGAGCAGTAGTATCCATTGGCAAGTTAAATGGCTGATCGTTTTCCGTTAATTGTTAATAGTGTTTCTCAAAAAATTGAGGAACTAATCTCAGGAGATAATTTAGATCTCACTGGGAACAATATTAAAGCAAGTGGTTCCGTAGGATCTAGTGGTCAGTATCTAAAATCTGATGGTTCTGCTGTATTGTGGGACACTCCTGGAGATGTATATCTCACGGCGAATCAGACAATTACAAATAAAACTATTGAGTCTAGTTTTATTTCTGGTGTCACCAATACCTTTGCTGCTATCCCAAACTCTGCTTTGAATAATAGTAGTATTACTGTTAATGGAACAGCGATTTCTCTTGGTGGATCTGTAACCACACCAAATGACAACACAACATATAGTATTTCTGCTCTTGATGGTGGTTCAAATGAAAAGATTATTAGACTAACTTCTGGTGGAAGTGGAGCAGGAGTTACTGATGATGTTTCTATTGCTGTTGTCACATATGGTGGATCTCTCCCTGCTAATCACAAACTAGCTAACCTATACATCAATAGAATTGGTGATCAGATTTCTCTTTCTGCTTCTGCTGAAGATATTGATACAATTACAAGAGTCCGTGCAGATGGTGGTACACTTGTAACTGGTGATGTAACTATTGCTGCTGGAAACTTTACAACAGTAACTCAGTTAGGTAATACGATTACTATTGCTGGTGAGAACGACGATACTATTACTAGAATTACGGAGAATGTATCTGGTGCAGGTAACTTAGTATCTGGTGATATTACTTTTGCTGCTGGAAGTACAAACCTAACGATTGCTCAGGCAGGATCTACCTTTACATTTGATTCTGTTGATACTATTACTAGACTAAGAGCTACAGGTACTAATGGAGGATCGTTGGTATCTGGTGACATTCTTCTTGAACCAGGAACCAATGTTGATCTAGTACAAGTTGGTAGCACAATTACTATTAATTCTTCCTTTGTAAATACAGAGACATTTATTAGAGGAACTGCTTCTGGTACATATGTTTCTGGAAATGTAACTCTTGCTCAGGGTGGAGCAACTACGATTGTCCAAGGAACGGGAGCAAATGCTGGTACGATTACAATTTCTTCTGTAGATAACAACACCACATTTACTCCTCGTGCTAATGGTGGTCTTACAATCTCTGGTACTGCGGATGTTGGCGCTCCTGATGGTACAGAGTTCTCTCTCAAGAACGTAGATAACTTAAGTAACAACAAAGTATTAAAATGGGATACTGGTAACAGACAATTTACCAACAGCATTATCGAAGATGATGGAAGCACTATCACTGTTGGAGGCAACTTAGTTGTTACTGGTGCTACTACTACAATCGAAACACAGACACTGGTAGTAGAAGATCCTATTATTGAATTGCGTAAAGGTAATTCTTTGTCGGGAGCTGATGGTGGTATTCAAGTTAATAGAACAACTAATGCTGCAGGTGTTGTCACAACGTTCTCCCAACTAACATGGAATGAAAATGGTGGATACTGGAGGACATATGATGGTGCTCTGGAGCATCAACTAGTTACTGATGATGAAGTACAAACTTTAACAAACAAAACTTTAACTTCTCCAACACTAACAACTCCAAATATTGGTGTCGCTACTGCTACCACTATTAATGGATTGGATATTTCTCAGGTAGTGGATGGTACGTTAACCATTGGAAACAATAAAACATTTACTTGTAACAACACACTTACCTTCCAAGGATCTGATAACTCTACAGTTTCATTTGGTTCTGGTGGATCTGTTGTTTATACTAGCAATAGAATTGACGCCCTTGCAGTTACATCTTCCAGTCAATTAGCAGGTAAGATTAGTGATGAGACTGGCGGTGGTGGTAAACTAGTATTCAACTTAAACCCCACCATTCAACAGAGTATTGGTACACAAGATACCTCATTCGACCTTTTAGATACATCTGCTGCACTAATTAATTTTGGTGGTGCATGTACCACAATGCACATTGGTTCTGGTAGACCAACTACACCAGCAACTGATCCAAATACAATTAGAATGTTTGATACCATGACCTTGCAGGTCGATGGTAATGCTATTATCAATGATAGTGATACTGGAACTTTAATTGTCAATGGTGCAGCAACATTTACCAATGTTGATATCGAAGTTCAAGGTGTGAGAGTTGGTAGAGGAAACAATGACGTACAAACTAACGTTGCTGTGGGTGAAGATGCACTCGGAACTCTTACTTCTGGTACTCAGAATACTGCAGTAGGACATAATGCTGGTATTAATCTAAAGGCTGGTGCTGTAAATACTTTATACGGAACTAGAGCAGGATTTTCTACCAATGTTGGTAACAATAACGTTGCTGTTGGTAGAGATGCTCTGTATGCAAATGCCGTTGGTGGTAAGAATGTAGCTCTTGGAACTAATGCTGGTTACAATTCTACTGGAGATGGAAACGTTTATATTGGACACTATGCTGGTAACAACTGCACAGGAAATGGAAACGTTGTTATCGGTCCAGCACCAGATGAGAACGGAACAAATGTAACATTTGCTCCACTAATTCCTTCTGGTGACAGACAACTTGTTATCGGTTCTGGTACTGGATACTGGATTCGTGGAGACATTAATTACGATCTAACTTTCCCCAACAATGTTATCGTTGGTGATGATTTGACAGTCAATGGTTCTTTGACAGTCAATGGTCTTGTCACCACCTTGAATACCAATACCCTTGACGTTGATGATAAGAACATCATCATGGGTAGCATTCAGCAGTCGTTGGGTTGGACTGCAACTGTTACTTCTGGAAGCAATCAAGTTATTTCTGTTTCCAACTTCGATAACTTAATTGAGGGTGTTGAAGTAACTATTATCACTGGTGGAATTACCTTCTCTGATCTAACTACTTCTGGTAAAATTGTTTCTATTAATAATAGTCAGGGACTCATTGAATTTGATAAGAATATCATTGGTTCTTCTGGAACTTGTACATTCAATGCCCTTGGTGCTACCAACTCCTCAGCTGACGGCGGTGGAATTATTATCAAGGGTCAAACTGATAAGACGTTTACTTGGACAGAAGGAACAAACGCTTTCACATCTAGTGAGACGATTGACCTTGCTGCTAATAAGTCTTTCAAGATTGCGAACACTCAGATTGCAAATGGTCAGACACAAACCATTGGACCTACCACTGGTAGCTGGAAACTCGGTGCTGGTGTTACACAATTAACTGGATCTATTGCTCCTGATGCTGATGCTACATATGACCTTGGTTCAGCAACATTCCGCTGGGCAAACGTCTACTCTGCTGACCTTCAACTTTCCAACGAAGGTAGTGCTAATGATGTAGATGGAACGTGGGGTCAATACACAATTCAAGAGGGTGAGGAAGACCTGTTCCTAATCAATAGAAGGAATGGTAAGAAGTATAAGTTCATGCTACAGGAGGTTCAGTAATGACAATCTATGCGACATCTGGTGTTGAAACAGCATCAATTACTATCACTGGAGGAGGAAGTATAGGAGTCCCATCTGGTGGTATTATCATGTGGTCTGGTTCTGTTGCTTCTATTCCTGATGGTTGGTTCTTATGCGATGGATCTAACGGAACACCAGATCTGAGAAATAGATTTATTGTTGGTGCTGGTAATGGATATGCAGTGGCAGCAACTGGTGGTTCAGCTGATGCCATTGTTGTTAGTCATAGTCACACAGCATCTTCTACTTCCACTGTTTCTGATCCTGGTCATTCCCACAGTGGATCTACAAATACTGTAGGAAACCACAGTCACTCATATTCGTCTAACCAGGGAACTGGCGGTGGTCAAGGGGGTGGTGGAGCAGATACTGGATCTTCAGGTAAGACAACTGGAGGTGGTGGATCTCACAACCACACTGTAACTATTAATTCAAATACCACTGGAATTACAGTTTCAACTTCAACTTCAGTCAGCAACACTGGTTCATCAGGAACTAATGCAAACTTACCACCATATTATGCTCTCGCATATATCATGAAGAGTTAATAAGAGGAAAATTAAATGACAATCTACGCATCATCTGGTGTTGAAACAGCATCAATCACTCTAACTGGAGGGGGAACGTTGGGTGTTCCTAGCGGTGTCATTGTGATGTGGTCTGGAAGTATTGCAACCATTCCAGATGATTGGGCACTGTGTAATGGTTCAAATGGAACTCCAGACTTATCAAATAGATTTATTGTAGCTGCTAGTGATGATACTGGAACTGGAGTAACATTTAGTGCTACTCTTGGTACTGCAACTGGTCTCTATGCACCAGGAAATACTGGTGGTGAAGTTGCTCACCAGTTGACTGTTGCTGAGATGCCTGCACACACTCACTCAGAATTGTATAATACTGCGTCTAGCGGTCAAGACCAAGCGGGTTCTGGATCTGGTGATAATGACAACACTAGTGGCAGAAACACTGGATCTACTGGTGGCAGTCAATATCACGAAAACAGACCACCATACTATGCCCTTGCATTTATCATGAAGCTTTGATAAATAGAAGAGCCTAATTATGGCTCATCATGGCAGAAGAAATTAAAGAATCTCCTAAAGAGGAAGAGAAAAAGAAAGGTCCCTTCTCTAAACTAAGGGATGCTGCTGCTGATCATGAAGGTCAGTTAGAAGCGATCAGCACAATGGTTAGACTTGGTATTCTTATCTGGTCTGGTGGTATTCTAACTCTTGCCTACATCAAACTACCTCCTGCTCTCGGTATTCCTGAGCAGAAACTTGATCCTACTTTTATCGCATCCGTCTTCACTGGGGTCTTAGCTACCTTCGGTGTTCAGACTGCGAAGAAGTCTGGTGATGGAACAATGAAGATGGGTGGTGCTGGTGGCGGTGTCACCAAGGCAGATCTAGAGAAACTGATTGCCGCAGCAGCACAGACAGCACCTGCTCAAACGATTCGTATTGAACAAGCCCCAATTCAAATTGCCACCGCACCTAAGAAGGATGGTGAGCCACCTGTAATGCCTACTATCTAAAACCATGCAAAAACTTATCAACCTTCTTGCTCTTGCTTCCTTTGGTGTATCTGCTGCTATTGTTGGTGGCGGTGCTTATGTGTATCTAAATAAAGATGCTTTGATCGAACAGGCAAAAGAAGCAGCAACTAAAGCAGCAACCGAAGCAGTTGCTGGTGCTCTCCCTGGTATGCTTGAAAAGGCAATGCCTAAGATGCCAGAAGTAACTGGTGGTGCTATTCCCCAAGGTGGTGCGTCCCTTCCTAAGACGACAGGACCCGCTCTCCCCTTCTAACCATGACTAACAAAACGCCAACAAAGAACTCATCACCAATCAAAGTTGTTTTGCTGGTGCTGGGTGCGGTTGTAGGTGTTTCTCACATCGGTCTACTTGGATATGTCATACATCAACCACGTAGACATGATGTTCCTGTAATCAATATTCCCAGGGGTGATTACTCATCCTACAGGATCAAGGCAGGAAGAGATGGTTATGAGATTGAATACAAAGCAAATGATCCTGCCATCCTACGCTCAGAAAAATCCTTACAGTTAGATAAGGATAAGCGTGGATGGTTTGGACCTACCACTGAGAAGCGTAGGGAGTATCGCATTGACGAATACACCATGGACGGCACAAGAAACATAGGAGGTGCCGTTGACGGCGAGGGAAAGTCTGCAAGAGACATAGAGTGCATCGTGGCGGACGCTGGAGCACGGTCACAAGGTGCGATGGCAGGTAGTGCTATTGCTGCAGGCGTCGCTGTTCCTGCCCTTTCTAGCATCCCCTACGTGGGTTGGTTAGCAGGTGGTTGGGCACTGCTCCTAGGACAGAAAGCAGGATCTGAGATTGGATCTGAAGTTGGAAAAGTATTTAATGATTGCTAATGGAAATCCGTAATATCACTTCTCCCAACATCAACGTTCGGGAGATTGACATTCCACAGGTCATAACTGCAAACGAATATTACACATCAACTCCACTAGCACCACCTGTAGTGGTAAATATTGGTGTGCCTATCGTTGATGTGCCTGGTTGTGTCGAAGCCCACGAAGCGAAAAACAAATCTAAAACTGTCGGAAGTGATGACGACAGAGGACTGGTTACGTATTGTGACGCTGGCGTTCCCAGTTATAATCCTATTAATTTTGAACCTGAACAGATAATTCCTACAAGACCTTCAGGGGTAGATACAAGACAACCTAAAGCTCCCGCTGCTCCTGAGTTGCCGATACCTAAACCTCCCGCTCCTACTGCCAAGGCAGATTGTCCCACACCAGCACAGCAGGCAAAAGAACCTGTCGGCACATATATTGAGGGGTTTAGAAAGAAAGTCACTGACTATCAGTTAGTTGGTAATCAGTGTATTCAGATTACAGAACCAGTGCCTCTACAAGAGCAGATTGTTGCTGGTCTTCCTGCTGCTGGGACAGTTGTAACTACCTCAAGTATTGCTGTAGTGGCAACAGCATCAGCACTTATGGCAAAACCGCTGGCAGATATCCTACTAAAGGTTATCAAACCAACGATTAAAAAAGTTATGAAAAAGATTGCTGCTATCAGGGGGAAGTCTGTTCCTGTTTTGTCTGTAAGGGACCGCCAAGATCTTCAGCGCGAGAGGACACAGGCAATTCGGGCTTTGCGTTCTGTCTTGAAACCGAAGGGATAGAATGGACGTGTGGATGATCGTGTCCTGGAGGATTATTCACAACCACATCAGCACAGACTTTATAATAAGGTGAGCGTGGGTGGAACATGATACCCTGCTTCATCAATTCACCACAATTTTTCAGTCTAGCGATCTCAAAATCCAATCTCTTGTTAGCAGTTGTCTGTTGCATCAAAGCGATGTTAGCAGCAGCTGCTTCTTTACATTGGTCCTGTAGTTTCTGGTCTAATGGTTTGCTCCATGTCATAGAGAAACCAACGCCTAGGTTGTAGTTATCTTTTTGTCCAGTTCTTACAGGAACAGTGTAGAGAACAGAACCAGGATTGTCAGGTGCTCCGTCCTCATCCATGTCTCTCATATCATAGACAGGATCATAGTAGTAATCCTCATAAGGTCTGGTAGCAGAAGCACTACCAGTGACATATGGTGTGATATTTAGAGTTGGTCCCTGGCATTGTATACCTCCGCCATATGTATTTGTGATATAGGGACCTTGTAAAACTTGGATCGCTTGATTAGTAACAGAGCCTGAAGAATTAGCAACGGGAGCAGCTGTAGCACTAACACCCCCGACTTCAGCATATGCTTGAATTGGGAAAGCAAGATTGATACCTACTGTGAGAAGATAGAGGTAGTGTCTGTTATGCTTGTGACTTCTGTGGTTCTTTGAATGATTGTTTGATTGCTTAAACCAGGACCTTGGTAAGATTCTGTGAACTGAAATGCTCCGCCTGGTGTCGTCTGTGTGAAGTTTGGTCTGCTTGTTATTCCTGTCCATGATGATGTCACGCCATCTATAGTTACATTGTTAGCACCTGTGCCTGGTTGTAAAGAACCTGATGCTGTAATTCCACTCCCTGTCACAGAGTATTGATACCCTGTGTTATAGTCCATCGAGTTGATAGTCTCTGTAATTTTTTGTGTCGTCTCAGTGTGGCTAGTCATTGATCCCTGTGTGAAGTTAGGGACTACTGGGACCGCCATAGCAGGAGATCCCAGTAAGAATGCCACGAAAAGTAATCTCTTCATGG